CCAGCCGATGGAAGCGCCCAGGGCCACGGCGCCGAAGCTAGCGCCGACCGCCCCACCGGCCACGGCGCCTACGGCGGCGATGGCAAGCACTGCCATCTAGGAGATCCCTCTCTCCGGCCAGCCCGTGCCGCCGCCCCCCGGGCGGCCATAGCGCCCGGACTTAGGCTTGGGCTGCGGCTCTGGCTCGGAGTGTAGGTCCAAGCCCCGGAATCGGTAAGCCCCGCAGATCCGCGAGCGCCAGACGGGATCTAACGTGTGCTCGACCACCTTCCTGGCCTTGGCATAGCTGTGGATAATGCCAATATCGCTCGCGATCGCCAAATGCTGGGGCTCCGCCTCCCAGGCCATCAGCAGCACATCGCCCGGACCGTACATGGAAATGCGATCCATATGTAGGTCGCACAGCCCTTGCAAGGTGTTGCCGTGGGGATATTTGCCGTAGGGTACCTCCTTGAACTCTCCCTCCACACCTAATTGCCGGGCCACACACACCACCACCCCGGCGCAGTCCAGAGCCAACCCCGGCAAGCGCCCCTGATGGCGAAACGGCGTGCTCACATACCCGCGGGCGATGGCGATGATGTCTTCAGGGGTGGGCATCGGCGTCACTACAAAAAGCTTGACACGGATAGCTATTCGTAGATACAATAAGCGTGTGATGTACGAATGGGACGAAGGGAAGCGCCGGGCCAATCTGAAAGACCGCGGCGTCGATTTTGCGGCGGCGGCGCGCTTCGATTGGGACACCGCGGTGATCGAGGCCGATCGCCGCCGGGACTACGGAGAGCCACGGTTCATTGCCCGCGGGCTGATCGATGGGCGGTTGTATGTACTGGTGTACACGCGCCGCGGCGAGGCGACGCGCGTGATCAGTCTCAGAAAAGCCAATGCGAGAGAGGTAAAACGTTATGTCAAAGGCCAAACCTAAAGAACGGATCGTGCGGTACACCCAAGAGGAGCTGGAGCGCATGCCCGACCTGACCGATTGGGCGCGCGTGGATGCCATGACCGATGAGGACATCGCGCGCCAGATCGCCGAGGACCCGGACGTGGCCCCCGAGTGGACCGAGGAGGACGCCGCCCGGGCCCGTCCCGCGCGCGAGGTCCTGGTGGAGCAATTCGGGCCGGAGGTGGCCGCCGAGATGCTCAAACGCAAGCCGGGCCAGAGGGGCGCGCAGAAAGCGCCGACCAAGGAGAGCATCACCTTAAGGCTCGATCGCGACGTGCTGGCGTACTTTCGCGCCCAGGGCGCCGGCTGGCAGAGCCGCATCAACGAGGCGCTGCGCTCGGCGATGGCGCGACGCAAATAGCTAGGCATGAGCGTCCGGGTATCTCAGAACAGCGTCGGCCCCGGGAATGTAATGCCCGTGGCCGCGGAAGTTGACCAGGTTCGCAAACGTATCCCGGCAGGTGGACAGGCGCTTGTCGCAGCCGGAATGCACCGAGTAGCCATCGCCCGCCACCAGGTCATACGGCATGGCGAGGTTCAAGGTGATCACGGAGCCGGAGAGGCTCTTGACCTCCATGGCGAAGCCGCTGTTCGCACCCGAGGTCCAAGTGAGCTTGCCGCCCGGCAGCGCCGGCACGGCGGAGCCCGTGAACACCTGGCGGCTGGTCGGTGTCGTGATCGTGCCGGCCACTGTATGGGCGGCCAGGTTCACGGTGCAGCGCGCATCGCCCAGGTTCGCATCGCACCGGCGTTGATACACCCGCCCGATGGTCTGTTGCAGGTGTTGGGTCAAGCCCCGCAGCTCGCCCGTGAACACCCCGCGGCGCAAGGACACCTCGCCCAGGCGCCCCTTGCGAAGATTGAGCTGCCCGTCGCCCAAGCTCTTGTAGTTGACCTGGAAGATCTCGACCGTCGCGTAGTCGTACACGCCAGCCATGAGCTCTGCCTCGGTGATCCCGGCCGAATCGATCAGCACGTCCACGTCCATGTTGTCCACCTCAAGGCCGCTGGTGGTTTGCACCGCGGAGGCGCTGTAGCTCGCCGAGGACTCGTAGGAGAACCCCCCATAGCTGATATCCTCATCGTGGGTGGTGAAGCGCTTGATCACGGCATCGATGCGGGTGATGCGAAAGAGCGTGGCGAGGGTGGTGACCTCACCGCTGAGATGCGTCAGCAGGTTAGCACTGACGGATTTCACAGCCGCAGCTCCACCAGCGGAATCGAGCCCCAGGTGACCACCAGCGAGCCGCTGGCCGACTTGTCATCGAGGCCCGCCAGCAACTCATCGGTGTCGAAGCGCACCGGGACATCGAATTCCCCGGCCCAGGTGAGAGCGTCCGCAGGCTGGGCGTACTTGGCCGCCGTGCCGCCGCTCGTATAGGCGCCGTAGCTGGTGGTGTTGACCCCGAGCTGGAAGGTGGTCGCCGTCACGCCAGCGATAGTGAACACAGCGCCGTTGACCTGGGTCATGCCGTTGACGCCTGAGAGATAGATCTTGTCCCCGTTGCTGAAGCCGTGCGCGGCGCTGGTGGTGACCACGCCGGGGTTAGCCTGGGTGATCCCGGTGATGGTAGCCGAGGATAGCGCCGGCAGGGTCACGATCCCAGTAGTCGTGTCCAGCGATTCACCGCTGATCGCCACCGCGTTGCGGTAGGTCTCCACCGTGCCCGACACCGGTTTGGCGATGAGGCGGGTCTTGGTTTGCGCCCCAGCCGTGTAGACCTTGTTCAGCTGCTTGGTCGGAGCGCCGTCGCCGACGCCGGAGCCGAGCACGCCGTTCGCGACCGTCGCCTGGTAGTCGCCCCAGTCCTTAAACCGAAACCCGTTTGCTCGCCCCTGGGCGACCGCATGAAAGAAATGCAAGATGGTGTCGAAGTCCGCCTGGGTGCGGATGTGCGAGACATTGTATTTGCGCCGGGCGTTGGCCCAGTTCACGTTGCGCGACTCGTAACCCCCGAAGTTCTCGACCACGCTCGTGGAATACATCGGCCCGCCGCGTGCGCCGAGCGCGATCCGGGTATCGAAGCGTGGGGTCTCAATGAAGGCCATGGCATGGCCGGTGCGTAGTAACCTGCGATATACTGGAGCAGATTATGGAGAAGATCTTCGATACCCACGAATACGTGAAAGAGCTGGTCGCGGCGGGCTTCACCGAACGCCAGGCCGAGACCATCGCCCACACCCAAGTCAGGCTGATCGAGTCCCACCTCGCCACCAGGCGCGATCTGAAAGAGGTCGAGATCGCCTTAAAGCGCGATCTGAAAGAGGTCGAGATCGCCTTAAAGGGCGATCTGAAAGAGGTCGAGATCGCCTTAAAGGGCGATCTGCGCGAACTGGAAAACCGCCTGCTGCTGAAACTGGGCGGATATATCGGCATCGTCGCGCTGCTATTGAAGTTCATCGGTTAAAGATTCCCCCGCCCGCGCGAGACCGCCTGATTCATGCTCGCCAAGATCTGGCCTTGGGAGCGGCGGAAGGAATCGGCATCGGGGGTCATGATGTTCATCACCACCGACATCCCTCCCCCGGCCGCCGCCACCCCCAGCTGACCCGAAGGCAAGCGCTTCAGGGGCATGATGGCCTCGGGACCGGCCTCGCCCATCAGTCCCGCGCCGCCCGCAAACCGAAACAAGGTGGGCGAGCTCACGATCCCGCCCTGGGCAAAAGTGGCCAAACGTCCACCGTCCTGAAAGGCAGCGCCCTGGGCCGCGAACAGTCCCATGATCCCGGAGAAGGCTTTCCCCACCCAGCCGCCGATCTCACCGCCCCCACCGCCCCCCTTGCCGCCGAGAAAGCTCTCGCCAAAGAGCGCATTGGCGAGCTTGGCGGCGAGTGCGTTCGCCACCATGCGATCGATGGTTTTCTTGAAATTGGTGGCGAGATCCGAGAGCTTGCCCTGCATCAGATCGAAGAAGAAATCCGCCATCGCATCCTGCATGTTACGCGCGGCCTCGCGCGCGAACTCGGTCATCTCGTCGGTCTGAGTCTTGAAGCCATCGGTGATCTTGGTCTGCTCGGACGTGAGCCAGGCGGCGTAGCCCTCCTCCAGGCGCATGCGCTCGGCGCTCCCAGTCGCGTAGGTGGCGATCACCTCTCGCCAGCGCTCTTGTTCGATCGCGAGCTGCGCCAGTGCCCGTTCTTCGTCCGAGGCGATCAGATCGAGGTTGTTCTGTTGCGTGGTCTCGGCCAAATCCTCGAGGGTGTTCTTATACAGTTCGGCGCGCTCGCGCTCGAGATCCGCCAGTGCCTGCTTTTTCTTCTCCGCGTCTTCCATCCCTTGCAGGGATTCTGCCGCAGCACGCGCCTCGGCGAGCTGTGCCTCGCTGGCACCACGCAGACTCAGCTCGTAGAGCTGAGCTTGCTGAGCAGACTTGCCGAAGGTCGCGATCTGCACCCGCAAGGACTGCTCGAGCTGGGCTACGTCCTCGACTAGCTGCTGCGCGGCTGATTTGCCGCCGCCCCCGCCCGCACTACCCGCGCCCACCACGGGCTTGTTGATCTGATCCATGAGCTTTTGCAGCGATTCGAGATCTGCTGATTTCGGCACCACGGTTTCAGGCTTCGGTACCACAGGCTCGCCCCAGCTCCCGGTGGCGCCGTGTTGTTGCTCCCGGCGCTTGCGGAAGAACTCGTCGATCTCCGGGAAGAAGGTCCCGGCCGCGCTGCCCGCGACGGCCCCGATCGCTTTGCCTCGCTTTCCCCCCAACCCGCCGATGGCCGCGCCGAGGCGAAAGCCTGCATAAGCGGCGCCTAAGCGGGCAACGTACTGGATCTGTTCGGCGATCTGGCGAGTCACCTCGCCCAGGCGCTCGCCCAGCTCAGACAAGCCTTGCAGGAAGGCCGGATCGGTGAGCTCGCCCTTGAAATCCTTCAAGCCCTTGATGAACCCACCGCCCAAAGCCAACGCCGCCGCACTCGCCTGATTCTTAAGGCCATTGAGCTTGTCGTTGAACTCATCGGCGGCTTGCGCGGTCTTCCCGCTCACGATGAGTCCCAGCTCCTCGGCTTTTTTGACCAGGGCCTCGATCCCCGCCCGTCCCTGGGACAGAAACTCGACCATCTCGGGGCCGGCCGAACGGCCAAAAGCTTGCACCGCCAGCTGTAATTTTTTCGCTGGATCCTCGGTCGCCGCGAACTGATCGGCTAGGCCGAGCAACATGGAGATGGTTTCGTTGCCCGAGATCCCGGCCTGCGCGAGATTGCGCTCGAAGCGTTCCAGCCCAGGCACTAAGGCCTCGAAGCTCCCGCCCGATTGCTCGGCCGCGAATTTCAGCGCCGAGAGCTGCTCGGTCGCGATCCCGGTGCGCTTGGCAATGGCATTCAAATGGTCCGCCATGTCGATCCCGGACTTGACGAAGCGGGTTACCGCCGCGACCGAAAGCCCGACCGCCAGACTACCCAACGTGTTGCGCACCGTGCCCGCCGCCTTGGAGATCTTGGAAAGCTCGCGGTTGGCGATCTGCGCCGCCCGCCCCATGTCGCGCTCGAGGCGCGCGACATTGGCGGAGAGCTCGAGGACTAGGTTGCCTAGACTACCGCGGGCCATGGCCTAGCTCGTGAAACACCCGTTTGATTTTCTCACTGAGATCGGCGGGTTTTGGCCGCTCTCGCCAGGGGATGAAGGCGAGCGCATCGTAGGCGTCGGTTCGCGGTCCCCGATTAACATTGGCGATCATGGAGGCGATGGTGCCGGCGCGGTGATCGGCGACCTCCTCGCCGAAGGGCTCGATGCGCGCGTAGGCGATCCACTCCGCGAACTCGCGGGCATCCATTTTAGCCAAGAGTTCCCGCACCGTCATGCCGAGCGCGAGCGCTAGCCTAAAGGCAAATCGGCGCTCGGCTCGGCCTCTGAGTTTTTTTCGAGATCCTCTTGGGCCTCGCCAGATAGGCCGGATAGGCGCATGGAAGCGGCGAACACGCGCTGCACCGCGGCGCCGTTTTTCAGCGCCAGCGCCTCGATGCTCTCGCGGGCAAACAGCGGCTCGCCCTGCTCGTCGATGGCGGTCAACGCGACCAAGGTCGGATAGGCCCTGCGATCCGTCGCCTCCATTCGATTCTCCGCCAGCCACATGTCGAAGCGCTCGCGCTCGATGGCGCGCATGGTGCGCACCCGCACGCTACAGCCCCATTGCGGTACGTCCACTTCCTCGATCGTGAGATCTTCCAGCGCCAGGATCTCCTGGCCCGAGCGATACGGGAGCCCCATTACGTCGTGTACGTCACGGCGCCGGAGACGCGCAGGGTGATCGAGGCGCCGATCCTATTGTCCACCCCGGCGGTTACGCGAAAGCCCTTCACATAGCCGGCGAAGGTGATGATGGTCGCGGGCGTATCGGTGAGCGTGATCTTGTAGTTGCGCAGGGTGGCGTTGATACGGTCATTGCGCAGCCGGGTTTGGCCGACATCGTCTGGCAGCAGCGCGCAGTCCAACGTGATGTTGCCCTCATCGGGCAGGCCGATCAGGTACTCTTTAGCCGTTGACCCGAGGTGGGTCACATCGATCTCGCTCGCCTCCCCACCCGGTCCGTCGATCGAGGTGACCTCGCCCACCGAGGTGAAGACCTCGGGGCTCGCGCCGTCGCCGGACTGGAAAAGAATGCCTTGGCTCTTCATCGCGTTCGACATTAGCTATCTCCTCATTCAAACCCAAACCGAAAAATCCATCGAGGCGCGGTAGATCCGCGGCCCTTCCTCGTACAAATCGTTGTCGCTCAAGAGCAGGGCCTTGAAGGCGGTCGCGCCCGCAGAGAGCGCGGCCAGCACATCCGCGGCCAGCGCCTTGACCACCGCATAGCTCAAAGCCCAGCAATCCACCTGCAGGCGGATATTGACCAAGCCGCTCGTGTGCCCCGCGAGAGACGGCTGGTGATCGCTTGATATGCGCTGATAGGTCAGCGCCGGCAACGCCTCCCCTTGAGGTATGAAGAGCGGATAGATGCGGCTCGCCACGCGCCCGGCCACCGACGCATCGCCGGCAAGCGCGTCATGGACCAGCTCCTCCGGGGTGCTCATAGCGCGTTGGCCGCCTCGATTTCGATGCGCTCGCGCAGGCGCTTGGCCACGGTCACCACGACCTCCTCGATGCTGTTCTCGAAGGCCGGACGCAGAAACGGCCGCGCCGGATGGCCAGAGCTTCCGAGCTCAATGAACATCCCATAGAAGGCGTCGCGCCTCACCCCCACATGTACCGCGGCGGTGGCTTGGGTTTGGAGCGGGCGCGCCACCCGCGCTCTGATGCCGCGCTTCAGGTTCCCGGTGCGCTTCTTGACGACCGTGTAGACCCGCGCCTTGGCCTCGCGCACCACCACCCGCCCCCCGGCCATCAGCGCCGCATTCAACGCCCGGCGCGCGGCCTGCGGGACGAGGGTAGTCAACCGCCTATTGAGCTCGTCCAGACCGCGGGTGGTGATCTCAACCGCCATCGGCCACCCCCTCGGCGCACAGGAGATGCAGCTCCTGGTGCCGCTCCTCGGGATCGAGGATGGACTTGATGTTGTACAGTCGTCCACCGTGGGCGATCCGCATCGTCGTATCGACCCCCTCGCGGTAGCGAATGCGAAAGCGGGTCACGTTCTCGGAAAACACCTGCTGGGCGTCGAAGAACTCCCGTCCCGATAAGGGCTCCTTGGCCGCCCAGAGCGCCGCTACCTCGCTCCAGGACTCCACCGGCGCCCCGTAGCTGTCCTGGGTGCTCACCTTGGATTCGAGGCTGATCCGCTCTCTTAAGCTTCCGGCGTCCAGATCAGGTCCCGATCACGATGATGTCGTAATCGACCACCGTGCTGCCGGCGCTGTTGGCGATCTTGAGCAGATCGCCGCTGGTGGCGGTGACTGCCAGGCCATTGGCATCGGGGGCCGTGATCAGGAACATCCCGCCGGGTTTGACCTTGACCACATCGCTGGCGTCGCCCACCCAGCTTAAGAATTGATTACTCGCCGCCCCGCCCACCAGCACGTCGTTGGTGTTGGTGCTCTTTGCGGCCACCATCAGCGCCTTGATCTTGGTGAAGGTGAGCGTGGCGCCGAAGGCGTCAGTCAACACCCCCGCGAGATCCAAGTTCTCTGTGGCAGAGGCCGCGAGCTGGCGGGTATCGGAGAATATTTTGTCAGCCTGGTTGGCGCCCGTGCCGTTCGCCAGATCGTGCGTCTTGCTGAAGCTCAAGGGGGCGCTGGAGGTAACCAGATCGAGCGCGCTGGTCAGGGTCCCCACGATCCCGACCGAAATCTTGCTAGTCAGTGCCATAAGTCATTACTCCGATTAGTTAAATCCAAACCCGCTCGCCGAAGAACAAACTGCCCACGCCCATGCCCTCGCCGAATTCAATCGAGCCTCGGCGATCGTAGCGATCCAGGCACAGGACCTTGAGCTTGTGGCGGATCGACTCCGGCACCGCCGCGCGAGTGGCCCAGCCGGCGACAAAGCGCACCCGCACCGCATTGCTCACCCCGTAGGTCGAAGGCCAGGTTTTGCCGTAGGCGGGGGTGATGCGCGCGGGCTCCGATTCCAGATCGGCCCGATAATTCGCCGCCGCTAAGGTCTGCTCGACGCCCGCGTCGTCCAGGTACTTGATCGAGGTGATAGAGGCAACCGGACAGCGCGCGAGCTCGATGATCGAGGGGAAAGCATCCCCCACCCATTCCCAGGTCTGGGTCAGCAACGCGCGGTTGGTGTGTTGCTCGGCCTCCTTGCGCACCCCGACGATGAGATCGGCCAGATAGCCGTCGTCTTCATCGGTGTCGATGCGTCCGTGCGCCTTCACCTCGGCCACCGTGATCGGCTCGCTGGCCGGCGCCGTGATCAGCAGATAATGCGGCGACATCAGCGCCGCCTCGGGACCTTAAGGGGCCGCCCGTCGGAGCCGAGCGCGGGGGCTGGGGTAGGGGTCTGCAACACCTCGGCCAAGCCTCGGCGGGTGAGTGCCAGCGCGCTGGGGGCCGCGACCGCGAGCTCGGAGCCAGCGGCGTAGAGCTGGCCCTCGACCGTGGCCGGGGCCAGCAGCCGCACGTAGGCGAGATCGGCTAAGGGCTTATCACAGCCGATAATCTCATCGACCGTCGCCACATCGCTATCGGAAGACGGCCCGTAGCGCGCCGGGAAGCCGAACACGGCCGCACCCATGTCGGCGCCGGCTGTGGTTAGGGTCACCGTCAGGCGCACGAAATCAAAACCCCCCTCAATGTCCAGATCCTCGTGATCGCAGTTGATGATCGCCTGCTTGTTGTCGTCGGTGCCGGCCTGGGTCAACTGGGTGATGGCCTTGCCGGTAACATCCTTGACGCCTGTACCACCGGCATCGGTGGCCTGCTGCAACTTCGCATCGCACAAAGCCGTTGCCACCATGTCGCCGACCATGATCACGGCCATGATCCGCCACCAATCCGCCATCGCGATCCAGCCGGTGGAATAAGCCGCCGCGGCATAGGCGTCGGGATCGATCACCCCCACCACGGCCACCTCGTGGCTCGATAAAACGTTCAAATTACCCATAAGCGTTTCTCCTTTCAGTGGAACCGGTTAAGCCCGCGCGTCGAGCACGATGAAATGGCTCTTGGTCAGCGCCGAGTTGGGCGGGGTGATCGGGGTTTGCAGGTAGGGCTGGCCGCCGAAGCGGAAGGTCCAGCGGAAGGCCTGTATACCGTAGTCGAAGAACAAGTGGATCGAGGTGTCGAATTTGATCCCGCCCGACTTCTGCACCCCGTAGTAGCCCATCGGATCGATCAGATGGATATCGCCCTTGTCGCCCACCGTTTTCGCGTGTTCTGAGAGCCGCACCGGACGCCCCAGCAGAATGCCACCGGGGGCGTTGACTAGGCCGCTCGAGGGCGGGACCCACATCACGTTGTTGCCGAGGGTCATGCTCATCAACTGCGGGATGCAATCCGAGTTGCAGAGCCAAAATGCCCCGCTGATATTCTGCGGGAGCAGCCGCGAGTACATCTTGAGCACGTTCGCGGCGACGATGGTGTCGGCCGCCTGGCCGGCTTCTTTGGCGACCGAGACGAGCGCGGTGCTGACGAAGTAGCCCAAGGGCTGGCCGACGCCGTTGCCGTAGATGATGGCGTCGGAGGCCTTCCAGCGGATCGCATCGGCCGCCTTGCGCGTTAAGCGCGCGTTCAGCCGTGGCGCATCCTCGAGCAGCTCATCGGTGGCGGTTACGAACGCATAGAGCTCGTTGAGCTTCAGCGAGCGCGGCTCGGTCACCAACTTGGTCGCGGTCATTTGGGATGCCTCAGCACGCCACTTCGCCTGCACCCCGGTTGCGCCCCAAGGCGTCGTCTCATCGCTCAGCATCTCCACCGAGTTGCCGCTGGTCGGCTCCATGTCGATCGCCGTTAGCAGATCCTCGTCGGCGAAAATCAGCTCCCAGATCTCCTCCCGGAACTGCGCGGGCACCATGTAGCCCTCGGTGGTGCCACTCTCCTGGTGGTAGTTGGTGGGGGCGGCGTAACGGCGGGTCAAGCGCTCGTCGATCACCATGCGCCCGCCACCCGGGGAGGCCGCATGCACCGAGAGGGCGAACTCCGCCAGATCGCGGAAGCCGCTCGTGCGGGCCGGATCGGGTTCATTGGATGAGGCACGCACCGGGGGCTCGGTGGGGGCGAAAAGCCGCTCGCGATCGAGGCGCTTCTCTTCCGCTTCGACCTGCGCTTGGGCCTCGGCGAGATCGCCCTCCAGCTCGACGAGGCGCGCTTCGAGGGCCTCAATCTCTTTCGTCTGCTCCTCGCTAAGCGCCTCCAGCGCTTGCAGCGCCGAAAGCTTCTCGGCACCCTCGCGGCCTTTTGCCTTGAGTTCGATGACGCGCTGCCTGAGCGCTTTAATGTTAACCATTAACATAGCTCTGTCTCCTGTGCTAAACGTAACTGAACCGGAAGCGGTGGCTCTTGTTGTTTGCCGTGGAACGCTTGACCCCGCGCAGCCGGGATAGGGTCTCCTCGAAGCTCGCCACCCGATCCACCATGCCAGCGGCCAGCGCCTGCGCGGGACCCACCATGCGCCCCTCGCCAAAGTCTTTCTCGACTTTGGCTTTGGATACGCCGCGCCCCTTGGCGACATCGGCGATGAAGTGCTGGTAGTAGCGATCCACATCCGCCTGCATGGCGTCGCGCGCCTCCTCGCCGAGCGGCTCGAAGGGGTTGCCCTCGACCTTATACTTGCCGGACGAGATCAGGGTGGTCTTCACCCCCACGATCTCGTCGAACTTGCTGCGATCGACGTGCGCCGACCACACCCCGATCGAGCCGACCTCGCCCGAGGGGCTCACGATCAGCTCATCGGCCTGGGCGCCCAACCAATACGCGGCGCTCGCGGCCTCGGTGTTGGCGATCGCCCGGATCGGCTTCTCCCCGCCGCGGGCAGCGCGGATCTCCTCGGCCATCTCGATGACCCCGTCCACGGTGCCGCCGGGGGAATCGATGTCGATCAGGATGGAGGCCACGGCCTGATCGGCAAGAGCCTCATTCAGTCGTGCGCGAAAGCGCTCGATGGAGCTGGCCCCGGAGATGTCGGTGAACAGATCCGCCCGGTGCACGATCACCCCATGCAGGGGGATCACCGCCACTGGGCCGCTACGCACGCGGCCAGTGGTGGGAGCGCGCGCCCCGATCCGCTCCTCGATCTCGGCGCGGGAAAGCCGGCCGCCGGCGGCCCGGTAGGCCACAAGCTCCGTGATCACCGCCAGCACCCACGGGCGGATCGCCCAGGGGGTGGCCGTCACGTAACGGCGGATGCGGGGGTACTTAGCGGTCAATGCATAGCCGACAGTTAACCTTTGTGAAAGTAGTATAGGTTAACTAGAGGCTATGTTTTGCTCTTGCGTAAACTCAGTAGGCGAACGAGCGTCGCCGTTTGATGGGTTTTTGGGGATTTCCTCTGGTCGGCGCCGATCGGCCGGTGACATGTTCAGCGGCACCATATAGGCCTCTCCGCCCTCGATGGGGTTCAAATTCTCCAGCGCGCGCACCTCGTTCACCGACAGCCAGCCCCATTGCCGCCCGATGGCATAGGCGTCGTAGCGGGATTTCAGATCCCCGCGCAGGAGACCTGCGACGTTGAACTCGGGAATGAAATCGCCCCCGGAATCGACGATCAGATCGCGCGCGATCGCCTGCTCCCACAGCACGAGCCAAGGCAGCAACGTCTCGGAGACGAATTCGAGTGCCTGGTGCTCGATGTTGTGAAGTGGGCGTTGTCCAAGATCCCGACCTTGTGCGGCGGGATGTGCCAGATGCGGGTGATCTCGAGCGCCAATTCCTTCCGCGACTCGGTGAACTGCGCCTGCTCATTGTTGATCATGTGCGGGTGGTACTTCATGCCGAATTCCAGCAGCCCGTCGCGATGCGCGTGCTTGCCGGTGCGCGCCTTGCGCCAGGCCGCCATGAAGCGCTCTTTCTGCAGGTCATCCTTGAACTGGGTCTTCTCGCCCGCCTCGATCACGCCGCCGCTCATGCTGGAGTTGGCGAAGAAGCGCGCGGCGTAGTCCTGGGCCGCCACCGAGGTGGCAATGGCACCTGGGCAGCACTGCCACGGTGGGGTGCCCAACAGGCCGTCGGCGGCCAGCGGCAGACCTTTCAGATGCCAGACCTCCCCCTCACTTAAGGAACGCGGCCCCGAATCATCGGCGCGACGCAGGATCTCGTACTGTATTTCCCCGCTCGGCTTACGGCGCGGGGTGACCAGCGAGGGATGGATCGGCCACAGCTCGCCCACGCCATAGCGCGCGCCACCTCTGATCTCCGCATAGGCGTTGTTGTACAGGGCGAGATTCCACTGCATGACGCCCCGGAACTCATACCCAGTCTGCTCGGGGTTGGGGCGGGTGCGCAGCAGCTCCGCCACCGGGTGCTCGACCTCCTCTTTGCCGCCGTCGGGGCGCCGACGAAAGACCTTAAACGGCAGGGAGGCCAAGGGTTGCGAGAGCACCTGCAGGCAGTCGTAGACCACCGCCACTTGCAGAGCCACGCAGGGGAGACCGGCACCCCGGCCGCAGTCAGGGTGGGCGCCGACTGATACCAGAAGTCGTCCGACGGATCGCGCTCGGCAGACCCCGCACGCGGGCGGCGGAAGAGGTGGCGCATGAACTCAAACATCGCGCGGCATCTCCTCCACCGTGAACAGGCTCACGCACGTTGTACCCGCGCCGGCCCGCGGCCCGTTTATGTGTTCCTCCATACGCTTCAGGTCTTCCGCCAAATTTGGGTTCCAGTGAACCACGAGACGCATGTTATGCATCCGTGCAAACAATCGCTCCTCCAGCTCCTCGAGCGACGGTTTGGGAAACGGAATGATATCCGCCGTCACGCCAAGCTCACCGTATAGTCCTCCGGCAGCGCAATCACTTGCACTCCTTCCTCGTGGATAAGCGCCCGCGCCACGCCCATCGCCAAGGCCACCAGGCCGTCGATCTTGTAGGCGCGTTTGCCCTTGTTCTTCACCGGCTTGATGCGCCCGGAGGGATCGGAGACCGTCACCACGTTCGAGACCATCCACCGCAGAACGGGGTTGCCAGCGTGGTTCAGCTGCTTCGCCGTTACCAGATCCTCCAGCTGATGCATGGGCGCGTTGAAGGTCTTCACCGTCTGTTGCAGCGGAACCATAGTCAGGCCGTCCTGGGACAGCTCGACCACGATCTGGGTCGCGTTCCAGTCATCGTACCCGATCTCCTTGATGACATACTTCGAGGCCGCCTGGTTAATGCAGTCACGGATGAAAGCATAGTCGATGACATTGCCGGGTGTCAGCGTGAGATAGCCCTGCTCGGCCCACGCCGCCAAGGGCACCCGGTAATGGCGCGCGCGCTCGGCGAGATTCTCCTCTGGCAGGAAAAACCAACACAGCGCATGAGCGATCGCGCCCGGCGTCTCTGGCTCGAAGTACAGCACACACGCCGCAACGTCTTGGGTGGAGGCCAGGTCCAGGCCCCCGTAGCACTCCCGGCCCTCCAGCGCAACCGTGTCATGCGGGCACTCTGCCCAAGTGTGCATGTTCATCCAGGCATCCTCGCCCCCGAGCACCCAGCGATCGAGGCGATAGCGGCGGAAGTTGGCCCAGGCCGATGGCATCTCCCGCGCCTTGGCATAGTCCTCTTGCAGCTTCTCGGGCTTCACCGAGATCCCGAGGTTGGGGTTGCCCTTGACCCAGGTCTTGGGATCCCCATCCTCGTCCGTTTTGTCCGGCTCGGCGATGAAGGCGAACAGCGCATCGTAGTCAAACACCGCGCGCAGCATCTTCTCGGCAAGCTCGCGCCACTCGTAGCACATGGACTCGGCGTTGTCGCCAGCCGTGGTGATGGCGAACATTAAGGGCTGACGGCGTGCTCCCATCCCGTATTCGATCACGTCCCACACGTCGCGGGTCTTGTGTCGGTGCAGCTCATCGACGATCCCACCGTGCACATTAAGCCCGTCCATGGTGTTGACGTTGGCACCCAGCGGCTCGAACTTAGACCCGCTGGCATCGATAGCGAGATTGTCTTTGAAGGCTTGAATGCGCGAGGACAGCTCCAGGTTGCCCCGGCGCATCCGCACCGCGTCCTGATGCGAGATCCGCGCCTGATCTCGCTTGGTCGCCACCGAGTACACCTCGGCCCCGCCTTCCCCGTCGGCGGCGAACAGATACAGCCCAACCCCGGCGGCGATCGCCGTCTTGCCATTCTTGCGCCCGATCTGAACATACGCGATGCGAAAGCGCCGGGCGCCATCGAGACGCACCCAGCCGAACACGCACCAGAGAATAAACGCCTGCCAGGGGGCGAGGATGAACTGCTGCCCTACCCACTCGCCTTTCCAGTGCGTCAAGTACGAGAAGAACCGGAAGACGCGTAGCGCCCGCTCCACATCGAAGCGGTAGGTCCAACCTTTCTTCGCACGCCGCAGATCCACTAGGTGGCGCCCGACCGCAAGCCGCACCAGCTCGCCCACCACCTGACGCCCGCTCAGAACATCATCGATATAGCCGAGTGCGGCCTCGGTGCTCGCGGCGGCATAATCGTCCTCGGAGAGCACGACGGAGTTCATTTGAGCGCACTGCTAGAAACCAAACAAATCCTTAGCGTGACTGCCGCCTGTCTTCCCCTCGACCGCCTTGACCCGAGTGCGCGAGGATGGGGTCATACCGAACTCGGCGAGCATTTTAAGAATGTGATCGAGAGCGCGGTTGCGCACCGCTAGGTAGGGGTTTTGGTAGGGTATACCGACGAGGTGTCCCTCGGCATCGAATTGGGCATTGACCGAGCCGCTCTTGTGCACCTTCTCGCACGCGTCCTCGTAGGTGACGTAGGATTCACACAGGGCCCGGAGCGCTATGCTATCCAACTCCGTGCTGACGCCGGCGGCCGCGAGCTGGCGCGCGAGGCGGCGCCACACGAGATGCACCTTCTTCGGCAGCCCCGGCGGGGCGACTAGAACTTTCACCTTCGGCTTTGGCTCCTCTTTCGGCAGCGGACGCCGGGCTGGGTTGCCGTGCAGCAGCCGCAGGTTGGTCGGGGTTGGCTTTCGACCTTTCACTTTCTTCTTCCTCCATCACTCGCCCGGCCATCTCGATCAAGACCGACAGAGCGAGTGCCGAATTCAAAATGCCGCGCAGTTGCTTTAGCTTCGCGACGGAATCTAAAAACTGATTGAACTGATCATAGTGCGCCACGAGCAATGGGCGTGCCTTTTTCGCCCAGCGCTCGGCAGAGGCGACGAAATCCTGTACCGCTTGTGCGTCCTCGGCAAGGAACGCGAACACTACCTCGCAGTAGAGCGGGCTCACTCCGCTCACCGTGGTGACGTTCAGATCGGCCACCGCGAAGTCCTCGTCGCTCAAGCCCGAGTATTCTTTCAGTTCCACCTCCAGCAGCTCATACAGCCGCCGCAAGGCGTTTGGATCGTCCTCCCCGGCGATGGCGTTGTGCGATAGCTGGATGGCGGTGAAGCGCTGCCGGGAGATGGGCTCGGTGAGTTTAATGCACTCGGCCTCCTCGATCCCGGCCTCCAAGGCCGCCCCGACGCGGTGGTTGCCCGAGATGACATAGAGGTGTGCCTCGGTATCTTCGGCAATTCGCCCGATGAGCGGCGCGCTGGTCAGCACCCCGTCCCGCTTCAGGTTCTCGACCAGGCGCCGATACTGGGCGGACTTCATGTAACGGGCGTTCTCCTGCCCGGCCTCAGCTGAGAGCTGGGTGAGCTCAGCCAGCCGCTGGCGTGTGATTCTGGTCGCTAAAGGCATAACGCTGAAACCACTCCTGGTAAATCGCTTGCGCCGACTGTTCGCGGATGGCGCTACGGTAGTTTAGAAACCCCGGCTTGCGCCCCACCAACTGGAAGATCCCGCGGTACTTCATCGAGCAGGCACGCTCGGTGAAGATGGTGGTATCAACCCAGCGCAGCCGTAGCAGTAGGTGTCGCTCGACTTCGCGCGCCATGTCTTGCCCGGTGGCGAGCATGGCGATGAGCTTTGCCAGGCGCCGCTCGCGCCGGATGGCAAAATCCGAGAGCAAGTAGATAGCATCGAGCGAGCCGAACTTCGACCGGGCCAACGAAAACCCGCCCGCCACCGCACCGTCCACGCGCACCAAGTAATGATACATGCCATCGGTGAAGTCGATCCCTTTGGCCAAATAGCGGTTGCGCAGGAAGTTGAAAGGCCCAGCCTCGATGCGCGCGATCTCGAGCCGGCTCCCCGCATGCAGGGCCGCTGGATCGACCGGCTTGTAGGCAAAGGGCACGCTCTTAAGGGTTCGCTGGCGCAAGCTCGTGCTTCCCGCCAATGTGCCATAGAGCAGGATTGGGCGCTGGCGCGGCTGGATGTATTTGGCCAGCGGCATGAGGCCTGCGATCTCGTGATCGACGAACACGCAATGCGGAGTGCTGGCTTTGCGCAGCGCCGCGATCCATGCTTCGATCTCCTTGGGGTCCCACAGCGCATAGCTGGGCCGCTCCCAGCTAACGCCTTGCTCCAGGCGCCGATAGAGCCGTTCATAGCCGCCCTTGTAGGTCGGCGGGAAAGCGATCACGATCCCGCCCTCGGCCCCCGCCCGCTCCGCATGGACCCGGAAATCACCGGCGAAAAAGCCATCCACCGAGCGATCCGCGAAGCGCTCTTTCAGCTTCGCCTCCGCGTCGCCGACGAGCTCGTCCCTATGACTCTCGTAATAAGCGCGCATCCGCCGCCCGAACGCGTTTCGTTGCGTATACCGACACGCTTCCAGCACCACCACCAGAACGGCGAGGCGGCGCAGAGGCGCGGCGCCAGTAAGGAGCGAATCGAAGGACGCGAGATCTTCGATGAAGGACATGCCGATCTCATCGGCCCCCCCGGTCAACAGGCCGCCGAGGGCGCACGAGAACAAAGAAACGTCGTTCGAGAAGACGCGCGCCTCAGGCCACGCGGCTTTGATGGCGAGATCCACCCGAAAAGAGCCCGAGCAGCAGACATACACCGGCTCGCCGCGGTGCGGCTCAAGCAGCCTTAAGAGCTGACTGACGACCGGCCGCGGGACAGAGCCGACAAACATCATCGTTTATTAATTGTTGCGCAAGTTTCAGCATAATGGCATACTGACAAGATGTCCAGTAAGATGATTTCAAGGTAGCGGCCCCATTATGAGTAGAGCGGAACTGCGTTATGAGCGACGCGAGACGGCG